TGCATTTGTTATGTGGAAAATATTTAGAATGGAAGAAAATTCTAATGAAAGATGGTTATATATGTCTTACAATCAACCTATGAGTGTTTACCATACTCAAGATATTAAAAATTATATTCAAGCAAATCCTCATTTTGCAGGGATTAAGGATCTAAGTCCAGGTGGATCAACTATACATTACACTTGGAATAATAATGATAGTTTCAGATGTACGCCTTCTAGTATATTAAGATTCAACAGAGGTTGGCATGGAAAAGGAGTAATATGTGATGATATTTTAGCAGATCCAACAAATGAATTAAATTTCACAATAATTGATAAAATTACTAGAGTGTTCAACGAACAAGTTATGTCTTTACCAGAAGAAGGTGGCGAAGTACATTTAGTTGGAACAGCACAACACCAAATGGATTTGTTTTTTAAATTAAAAGACAACCCACATTGGAACTGGGCAGAATATAAAGCTATTTTGAATGAGAAAAACAAAGAAATCCTATGGCCAGAACTATTTTCATACGAAAGATTATGCCAAATTAGAACAAACGAAATAGGTGAAAAAGCATTTAATAAAGAATATATGTGTGTGCCTATCTGGTCTGAAGAAGCTTATTTCCAAAGAACTGAGATTATGAATATAGTAAAAGAATTTAAAACAGTAAAAAGACCTGCTTCTGAATGGAAAGAAAGAATGTCTGTGGTTGCTGGGTTGGATATAGGTAAAAAAGCACACCCTTCTCATTTAGTAGTGTTTCAATTAAAACATGGATTCTACACACAAATATTTGAAATGTTTATGGAAAGATGGGATTATTCTAAACAAGTAGATTACATTAATGATTTAATTAAGTTTTATCAAATAGATGAATTAAGATATGATGACACAAGATCAGAAATGGAAGGATTTAGAGAAAGAGGTTTATTAGGTCCTGAATGGATTCCAATTGTATTTGGTGCAAAGAATAAATTTGATATGGCAAGTAATTTTTCTAGATTAGTAAATCAAAACAAAATAACACTATTAAACAAACAAAGACAAATAGATAGTATTCTCTCAGTAAATAATGAATTACAAGCACCAGAGACCTCTATTGGACACGGAGACGCATTCTGGAGTGTAGGTCTAGCTTTATACAAAGAACAAAATACTGCCGGATATTTGGCTATTTAGAAAGACTTAAATAGATTAAATAACTTAATGTGTTGTCAATGTAAGATAACCAAAACCTAATGGCTCAGAGGAAAGACTCTGCTAGGGGTGTAGCGGATAAGGTAATAGGTTTATTCCCCTCCAAAGGATAAATACCGACACGAAGCGAAACCTCTCATTGACATGGGAGATAATATCATAACCCCGTTCATACTCATTAAACGTTTGAGCGTAGCGACCGACTGCGTAAGGGCTAAATCCCCTATCGGTCACCATCATACTCAATGTATACATTAGAGCGGTGAGGTTGCCACCGTAAGGGTTCATATCCTAGCAACCACCAATCATACTCACTAGTGAGTTTATTCCGGTTGGCTTCATCCGGTAAAACAAATGTTGGAGCAACCTATCATATTCCCTTAAATGCAGTCGTTCAGACACGAAGGCAGAGGATAGGTGGGAATCTTAGCCTACAATAGTGGACAGCCTATCCCAACATGCGAAGCAAAGCCATTCCCTATCTGTCGCACTACAACATCAGAAGGAGCAGGTAGGGAGTTGCCCAACATGGAGAGAGAGCTAGTACTAGTGGAGAGCTACTGACAGACTCTAGGGTCGAATGTCGCGTGGGTTCGAATCCCATCTCTCTCCACTCATATTCAATGGAGATACTCTCCGTTTATAGGTATATACTAAGTTAATCACGTTTTTTATAGTAAATATCTTTCTATTTTCAATGGCTAAAAGTAAGTTAGGCTATATGTCTACAAAAGGTGAAATAAGAAATGATAATCTTATTAAAGAATTGTTCAAGGGTGAAGTACAAGACAAACCAGTTCATTTCCCTAAAGGTTTAGGTGCTGAACATCCATTTTCTTTTGAAGATATGGAGAAAGTATATTCTAGAGTAGATTTTGTTTCTGGTTCTATTAATCAAATAAGTCAATCTATTATTGGTGATTTTGCTATTAAATTAGATAATGAAAACGCTCAAGCATTAATAGATGATTTTGTAGAAAGAACAAATTTCTTAACAGTTATTGAGGCTTGGATTAGAGAAGGTTTAATTAAAGGAAATGGTTTTATTGAATTAGATTTAAACAATACTAAAGAAGCACAAATTAGAGTTCTAAATGCAAATAATATTTATGTTAGGAGAAACAAAGTTGGGAAAGTGTTGGGTTATAATCAATTTACTGGTGATTTAAACAAATTCAATGTACAAAAAAAAGATGAAAAACTAATGATCCCATTTAAACCAAATCAAATAGCACATTTACCTGTAAACAAAATACCAAATGATCCTTACGGAATAGGAAAACTATGGACTGTAGAACGAGTAGTTGAAAATATCATAACAAACCGACATGACTTAGTAAAACTAGGAAGTAGAAAAGCAGGCGCACCTTACCATTTTAAAGTCGGTAAACCTGGAGAAAACACCCAAAAGAAAGTAGTAGATGATGTAAAAAACAGTTTGACATTCTTAAACAATAGGACTGAATGGGTGACTGATGGTAATGTAGATATTAAGATGTTGGCATTTAATGATTTAGGGAAAAACTTAATTGAAATCAACGAACATCTGTTTAGAATGTATTTGGCTGGGATGGAGTTATCCGAAGTAGATATGGGATCTGGTCAATTAAATGAAGGTATTGCTAATGTTCAAGAAAATAAAAAAGAACGAATGATTAAATCCTTTAGAACACATGTACAAAAAATAATAGAAGAGAAAATAATCAGACCAATTCTTAATGCTAATAAATTAGATGAAGTCCCCAGATTTGAATGGAATCTACCTACACAAGATGAAATTAATGATAAAATATCTAAGATCAAAGAACTACTATCTGTACAAGAAATAACTGCTGGGTTTAAAGCATCATTAGAAATAAGATTAGCAGAAATTATGGAATTAGAAGATTTGGATGGTGTGTTATTGAAACCAAGTGATGCACAAAAGAAAGCAGATGAAGAAGAACAAAAAGAAAAAGAAAATGCTGAAAGAGAGATGGAGGCAAACATACCACAACCAGAAGTTCCAGGAGCAAAACCAGCAGCTAATCAGAAAACACATACACATTTGACTGAATCTAAGTCTGCTGAAATGTCTATAGAAGAGTTCGTAAACTTACAAGAAATTGCTGGATTTAATTATACTGATTACTTAGTTAAAATATTATCAGTATTAAACAAAGATGAATTTACTCAATTAAAAGGAATAACAGAAAAAGACTTTGCTAATGGATTATTAACTAAAAATGAAATAGAAAAACTAAAACTAATTCTAAAAGACGGATTTAAAGATAACAAAACAATCAAACAAATTGAGTCTGAGGTTGGTCAAAACGTAGAGTTTAAAGATAGAATAAAGAACGGGAAGATTGTAGTAGTTGCCTCTGCGAGACCAAACATGGTAGTTAGAACTGAGACAGTCCGTATTGCAAACAAAGCATTAGTTAATTTATATGACGATAATAATATTAAGAAGTATAGATGGTTAGCTGCGTTGTCAGAAAGAACATGTCCTCTTTGCGAAGCTTTAAATGGTCAAGTGTTCACATTAAATGAATCACAACAAGGAGTTAATTTGCCCCCCTTACACGCCAACTGCAGGTGCTCTATTGTGAGTGTGGTCGAATAATGGATAATCAATTAACAGGATATAAATGCGATAAATGTGGAAAAAAACATCAACCAGGTATAGCTTTGTCTAGGTTAAGAGATTGTTGGGCATGTGGGGAATGTATTGAAACATATTGGAAGAACCAAGAAAAAGCAACAGAACATTTATGGGTGAGAGAATGATCGGTTGGTTAAGAAGACTTAAGGCAGGAAAGGAAGGATTGTCATTAAGGGAGAAAGTATTATTTGATTTAGAGTTCGATTGGTTGATGCACAATAACATGTGGGAGAAAAAAGGAAATATGATTGTTTTGGATAAAGACAAGGAGTATAAAACAGAATGGGAATACTAATTGATCCAACTACTAGACAAAGAGTATTGTTTTCTGAACATGGTTGTGATATACAATATGAAGCAGAAGGAGAACCTGCTATCCGAAATGAAAGTGTTCCATTAATTGGTCCATTTACTGATAGACCTGGTGTTGGTTCTGGTGGCCCTAATTCAAGAGTTCAACAAATGTTTGCTGGTCTTGCTAACGAATTACAAGGTACAGATGCACAAATAGAATCAAACGCTAAGGTTGGTAATCTAAATGAGGTTGGTGAAAATAGTGAAACTACACGACGACGACGAAGATTAATCCATAGAAAGTTGCCTAAGTAGAAATAACTAGGTATATACCATTCTTCTCACGTTTTTTATAGTAAATATTTCTTGGTATACCATGTCTAAACCAATAGCACTAAAATTCAACGCACCAATTATAGAAAACTCTATGTTTGAACAAGAATTTATTATTAACGGAACCGCTATTAATTCTACAACTACTGATAATAACCATAAATTTATTGCAGAAGAATTAAGAAATACTGCTTCTTCTATGGGTGGAGTTCCACTTTTGAAAGATCATGATAACACAGTTGAATCAATTGTTGGTCGAGTAAAGGAAGGTAGTTTTGATGAAGCAAATCAAAACATTCAATTTAAGGCAAATGTTGTAGACAAAGCAATGCAACAAAAAATTGATTCCGGTTTAATTAATTCTGTTTCTATTGGTGCTATTATGGAAGGTTTTGAGGAAGATGCTGATACTGGTGCATTAATTCCAAAAGGTTTGAAGATCAGAGAATTGAGCCTAGTTGCCGTTCCAGCAGATCCAAATGCTACTTTCGTAAAAGCAATGACAGAAGCATCCACTTTATTTAATACTAACAAGAAATCAAACGATTCACTTGTCGAACAACTGAAAGGGGGTTCCGACAAATTGAAAGAAGAACAAACACCAAGCGTTTCAGTTGAAGCTTTCGAGGCCTTGAAAAAGGAATTGAAAGAATCTATGGAAGCTAATGCTAAGATTTCTGCAGATTTGATTAATTCTAATACTGAGTTGAAAGACTCTAACACTGAACTAAAAGCTAAATTGGAAGCGAAAGCTGAAAAAGTTGAAGTTAAAGTAGAGGCGAAAGCCGTAGAAGAAAAAGTTGAAGAAGTTGAAGAAGTTGAAGAAGCAGCTGAAGTAATCAACGAAGGCTATAATGTTATTCAAGGACAAGGCAGTTTGAGTGGTGGTTCTTTCGAAGTAGTAAGGAGTAGATACAGATGAGTAACACATTAGGATTACAAGTTGTTGGTGACGGTGCAGTTCCTAGAATTTTCACCGGTCGAGCAAGAACTATAATTTCTGGAGGTGACTTTGTAGTAGTTTCTGGCGCAGCTAATGGAGTAGGTAGTGGAGCATCAAGTTTCGCTACATCCGATATTGTTGTTGATATTTTACAGAATTCAGAATACTGTAATGGTATTGCAACACGAACTGTAGGTTCTAACGAATTGGCAACTTTCGCAACGAGAGGTGCATTTTTGGTAAGGGCTGGAGGTATTGTATCTGGAGGTCAAGCAATTATTCCACTTTCTGGAACACTTGCAAGTATTGGTCCACAGAATATTTCAACAATTGGTTCAGACGCAGGAACAACTATTGGTAGAGCAATTACAGCATCCGCATCTG